AGACGATAAAGAAATTTGGGATAACTACGTAAAGAATGACAAAGTATTCGGTTTCTCTTTAGAAGGTAGATTCGCAGATATATTAGTAGCAGAGAATGTAGAACAGAATTTCTCAGACCAAATAGTAGACAATGCTTTAGAAAATATAAAAGAAATACTAATAAATCACTTTAAATAATAAATAATGGCAGTAACACCTAGAACTATAGTAGGAGTAAATGACGGAAGCGACTTGTTTCCTGATAATACTATATCAAATAACAACAATAATAACTCAGAGTCATCAAAAAGTAATGATTCTACAGACTACGTGTCAGGTAGAACGATTACAGAGACAGAGATTGAAACTCTTAAGCACTTTACTTACGATGCAGAGCAAGACCAATTAATAGGAGACAGAGCAATAGAAACTACTCTTAACTCACTATTTTTAGGTGAACAACACAAAATGTCTTCTGGTGCTGAGAATATCTTCTTTACTAACTTAGGTAATGAAACTAATTTTTACCCTATGTGGGGTGGTTTAAAAGACCAAAGTTTAACAATTAATCAAGGTGCTGATGGATTTATACCTCCAAGTGGTAGAGTTTATACAGATATGTTTAGCTTACCTTTAGGTGGTAATCCTACACTACTATCTACAGGGTATTCAGGTGGCAACTATTTCGGTGTAAATATAGCAGGTTTAGGTATTACTACAACTGCAGGTGAAGACTTAGAAGTAGGTGTATCTTTAGTTTATGAATTACAAGTTAATAACAAAAAGGTATATAAGCAGATATTACCAACTACAGAAAAGAGATTTGCTGGAGATGTTATAGAGTGGTTCTTTGACCATCCTGTAGAAATTCACGCAGGTACTACTATCTTTGCTGAGATACGTAAAATAGATAGAGTAAATGACATAGATTATGGAGTATTTCAAGTAAGACAAGGTGACGAATTACAAGCAGACGGAAACTATAGATATCAAGCTATTGTACATAACAGATTATTCGAAGATAAAGACTTAGAATTAATTAGTCCTTATTTAAAGTATAACGCTATGGACTTTGGATTAGACTCTACAGGTTCTACAATACTTTTAAGAGACTTAACGTTAGGAGCTAATAGTTTATTAGTACCTCACGCAGTTAATACCTTAGAAGCGATTGCTAACGGTACGAAAATACAGATTAAAATTAAAGGTGGTGCTAAAGTAATAGTAGAAAGCTTACCAGTTAACGCTGTAAGTATAAACGGTACTTTTGTAAATTCAGTACTTAATCAGGCTGTAGTACAATTAAATTCTATATTCACAAATACTGCAGGGTTCGCTTCTGACGATACTTTTGTAAATTCTTTTACATTAAGTGGTAATGATTTAACTTTAGGATTAAATGACGGTGTATCTTATACGGTAGATGTAACTACTTTAGGAGTAGACGAAAATAACTTTGTAGCTAGTGGTTCTTTAAGTGGTTCGGATTTAACACTTACAATGTCAGATTCTAGCATAGTTACTGTTGATGTAACAAACTTATCACTAGACGAAAACACTACAGTTTCAAGTGGTGCAGTTAGTGGTACGGATATAATCTTAACAATGAGTGATAGCTCTACAGTGACTGTTGATGCTTCTACATTAGGTGGCTCAAGTTCAGGTAACCCTGTAGTTAGTGGCTCAGTAGTAGGTACTAATTTAGTCCTTGTTTTAGATGACGCTACACAGATTACAATAGACGCTACTAATATGATTAATGGCTCTAGCGGATTAGCTACAAGCTCTGGGTGGTTTATCTCTTATGGAACTAATGCTAATGATGCAGTAGGAACATCTACAAATGATTCTACAGTAAATCAACAATTACCTTTTTACTTCGGACAAGCTCTAGAGCAAGGAGCTGAGTTCAAATGGAACTTCCAAAGTAACGGAGGAGCTAACTTAATTATGGGTATTTGGGATGGTGCAGAATCTCCTGTAGCTTACAATGGTGGAAGTATAACCGCTTCTAATTGGGGTACAATGTTCATATACGCAGGTGGATTTATAGCGGGCTCTAATAGTACTTTACTAACTACTAACTCAGGCTCTAAATACGTTGTCTCTAACGGAGATGCAATGGGTATTAGATTTGGCAATGACGGTCACTTAACGCTAATAGACTATAGCGGTACTAACGAGGTGGCAGTAGCAAAGACTACTATAGCTTTATCAGTTACATCTTTCAATATGCAAATGTACACTTGGGCAAATGGAGTATTACCCAATGGAATTATAAACAATGTAGATTATATATGGGATATTGTACACGATTTTGCTAACACTGAAGCAGGTATAATTAATGGTATATTAGACCATACAGTATTAAAGTCTGCTATATCTATTGAGAAAGGTGAGAAGCTTATGTTTATGTTAGATGAGTTCGGTCAAGGTGATTATTTCGGAACTAATTATACTAATGCTTCTAGTGGTGTATCAACTGCAGAAGAACAATTAGATAATCAATTTAGTTATGCAACAAATGAGGCTTTAGACTTTGATTTTAGTGGAGCATCTGATTGGAATGTTAATACTAATGCTACGTACTATTTTAATAATGGTGCTGGTGTAGTAGGATATAGAAAAGGAGGGGCTAATACAATTCAAGGAATGTTCTCTATGAGATTCAATGATGATGGTAAATTAACTATCTATTCTGAAGATAATAATGAGAAGGTAGCAACTGCTAAAGCAGACCCTGCAATAGGTGGTTCAGTTAACTTATACTTTGGTGTTAAAGGGAATAGAGCTTATTACTCAATTCCTGTAATTTCTAAGCAATCTATTAACGGAGGTTCACAGCCTGATGTTAATTTTGTACCTACAGTAGCTAATCAAACAGCCTCAGTAACTGAAGCAGATGTATTAAACTTTCAGATTATATCTAGTGACAATATAGTAAACCAATTTGTAGAGGTAGATGCTCCTAGTTGGATGTCATTAAACCAAAACTCAGGTATTTTAAGCGGTACAGCTCCTGCTTATTTAGGAACAAGTGCAGATACTATAGTGGTTAATTGTAAGGCTGGTAACGCTATCGGTGGTACTATTGAATTTACGGTTACTATAACGGTTGCACAAGTGTCTTACACTAACACTAAGTCTCTAAACTTTAACGGAAGTACTAGCTATTTGCAAGGAAACCCGATTAATATGAATGCTATGGACAGGGCGTCTAATGGAGACGGTAATGCTTGGAGTTTGTCTATGTGGGTTAAACCTAGCTCTAACACAGCTAATCAGACCTTAATGGTTTATGGAGCAGGAGACGACTATAACTACGGAGCTATTACATTGAAGCAATCAGGTGGTACTAGTTTAGTATTGAATTATGGTACTGTATATGATAACATTATATTAGTAGCAAGTAATTCTTTTGTAGCTGGAACTTGGCAACACGTAATGATAACTTTTGACGGAGGTTATACAGGTAGTATTCCTGCTGATTCATCAGTTTACTATAGTGAATTTAAAATCTATATTGACGGTGTTCTTAAAACTCCTATCGGTGTTGCTAGTAATGGCGGTTATAGTGGTGTAATTAGTGGCTCAGACCCTAGTAACAATATATTTAGAATAGGTAGAGCTTCTAATGTTCATAATAACTATTATGACGGTACTATTAATCAAATCGGAATTTGGGATACAAACCAAGATGCTAACGTATCTACTATATATAATAGTGGTGCAACTCAAGATTTGAGCTTATTAACTACAGCTCCAACTCATTATTATGAGATTGAGACTAGTGTAACAACTATAACAGATATAGAAGGAAACGCAGATTTAACAGGATACAACTTTGTTAATGCAAACTTAGTAACAAATACTCCATAATTATGATAATAAAAGCAAAATATCCAACAGTAGGGAATGAGTACGTAGGTTTTCAAGGCTACGGCTCACAGGGCAATAGAAATAGTACTATAACAAACGAAGATACTTTAAGGACTTTAGTTACAGTTAATGAGTCAACCTTCCCTAATTAATTAGGTGCGGTTAAAAGTATGTAGAATGAGCTTAAAATACTGTTTTTAAATAAATAACCTTAAATAATCCTAATTATGAACAAAACTCAAGAAACATTAAGAAAAATTGCAGAGGCTCTAGGAGTCGTAACTGCAGAAGTAAAAGAAGACGCTGTAGTAGAAAAAGTAACTACAGAAGAGAATATCGAAACTAAGGAAAGCGTAGACGTTGTAGAGGACGTAGTAGCCCCTGTAGTAGAGGAAAAAGTAGCGGAGACTACTGAAATTATTGAGGAAGCAAAAGAGGAAGTTCTAGAACCTAAGGCAGTAGACAAAGTCGAAGAGCCTAAGGAAGACCCTAGAGTAGCTGAAATGCAGAAACAAATTGAAGATTTAAAAGCGATATTGACAAACGCATTAAGTCAACCTGAGGAGGAGACGCAAGTAATACCAGAAGTTAAAGAAGAGCCTAAGGGCTTAACTCACAGTCCAGAGAAACCTGTAGCTTCTAAAAACACAGGAATTGGCAAAAAAGGAAACTCTATACAAAGTAGAGTATTTAAATATATTAATAATAATTAAAAAAATAAAAAATGGCAACTACTACAAGTATTACAACTACTTACGCAGGTGAAAAGGCTTCTGGCTTTATCGCTGGAGCTTTATTGAGTGCACCAACTTTAGACAAAGGTGGTATCACAGTAAAAGCAAACATTAAATATAAGCAAGTTATGCAAAAATTAGCTGTTGGTGATATTATCGCTGATGCTTCTTGTGATTTCACAGCAACTTCTACAGTTACTTTGACTGAGCGTTACTTAACTCCAAAAGATTTTCAAGTAAATTTAGAGCTTTGTAAGGCTGATTTTGAGCAGGACTGGCTTGCAATTGAGCAAGGTTTCTCTTCTTTTGACGAAGTACCTAAATCTTTCGCAAACTACTTAATCGGACACGTTGCTGGTAAAGTAGCTTCTAAAATGGAACAAACTATCTGGGCAGGAGCTGATGCTAATGCAGGTGAGTTTGACGGATTAGTACCTTTAGCTTTAGCTGATGCTGATGTAATCGATGTAGCAGGAGTTACTGCAATTGATGCTTCTAACATTATTGCTGAATTAGGAAAAATCGTTGACGCTATACCATCTACTATCTATGGTAACGAAGGATTATCTATCTATTTATCTCAAGCTGATGCACGTTCTTATGTAAGAGCTCAGGCTTCTTTAGGATATAAAGACTTATACCACGTAGGACAGACTGAAATGGACTTCGAAGGCGTAAAGTTATTCGTAGCAAACGGATTAGTTTCTGGTTCTATAATCGCGGCTGAGAAGGACAACTTAATGTTTGGAACTTCTTTGCAAAATGATATGAATGAAGTAAGAATTTTGGATTTAGCTAACGTGGACGGGAGTCAAAATGTTAGAGTAATTATGAGATTTTCAGCTACTGTAAATTATGCAATCGGTTCTGAAATAGTTCTATACCAATTATCAGCATAATAATAAGTTAAACCACCTCTTTAATTAGGGGTGGCTAACTATCTAATAATCAATAACTTAAATCAAAAAATATGGCTTGTGATATTACAGCTGGTAGATTAGAAGGATGTAAAGACTCTGTAGGGGGGCTTAACGCTATCTATTTTATCAACTATGGAGCTCCAGAAGGCTTCGCAACAACAGATGAAACAGTAACAGGAGTAACGGCGACTACGCCTTCAGCTTTTAAATACGACCTTAAAGGGACATCTACATTTGACCAATCGTTAACATCTTCAAGAGATAACGGTTCTACATTTGCAGAACAAACTTTAACAGTATCTTTAAAGAAACAAGATGCTACAACTCACAAAGAAGTAAAGCTTTTAGCTTATGGTAGACCTCATATCTTAATAGAAGATAACAACGGTACTACTTGGGTAATGGGTGAGGAATTTGGTGTAGAAATGAATGCTACAACAAGTACAGGAGCTTCTTTAGGAGACAAAAACGGATATGAATTAGTATTCGCAGGAATGGAAAAAGGATTAGCTAAAGAATATGTAGGAGTAATCGCTACAGATTTTGCTGTCACTTTAGGAGTATAATCTTCTAAATATTAACAAATGGAAAGAGGCTACAGCGATGTAGCTTTTTTTTTGCTTAAAACTGTTTTTAAATAAAGCAACTAAATGAATTACATTAACACAACTACAGAGGAGGCTGTAAGCTTATTTCTTAATCTAAAGATAACTACTGAATTAGCAGTAGCTTCTACTTTAGTATGGACTATGACTAAAGACGGTAACGATGTAGTAGACGTAAATTTTAGTACACCTTCGGCTAATTATAACTTATTAGCTAATAACGGATATTCTCAGAGACTTTCTGCAGATTTCTATACTGATGGACTAACTTTAGAAAATAATGCTTTCTACGCTCTTAAAGCTACCTTAGATGGCGTAGTGGTTTACAGAGGTAAAGCTTACGCTACAGATGTAGACGCAAGTAGTGTCTCTATACACAATAATACTAAGTACGTTAAAAATAGTACTACGAATGAATATACAATTATAAACTAATATGATAAACTTAATTAATTTAAGTGGTTACGAAATGCCACAAGCTATAGAAGAGAAGCATAAAGACTATGTTTCTTACGGTGAAGATAATGACTATTATAGGTTTCTTATAAACAACTATTTACAGTCAGCTACTAATAATGCGTCTATTCGTTCTATCTCAGATTTAATCTATGGTAGAGGTTTAAGTATTGAAGGCTTAGAAGCTGATTCTGCAGAGGTTAAAGCTCTTAGAGAAGTAATAGGACA